AGTGAATTAAAAGGGACTTCAACATTTGAACAAACTGTTACTTCATCAAGAGAAAATGGTACTACATTTGTAGACCAAAAATTGACTTTAAGTTTCAATAAATTAACTATTGCAGACCACAAGCAATTAAAATTATTAGCTTATGGTAGACCACAAGTTATTGTAGAAGACAACAACGGAAACTTTTTTATGGCAGGTTTAACTAAAGGTATGGATTTAGTTACTGCTACTATTTCAAGTGGTGCAGCTATGGCTGATAAAAGTGGTTATTCTATGGAATTTCAAGGAATGGAACCTGTACCTGCAAACTTTGTAACAGGACCATTAACAACTTCTATATTAGCTTCAATTATTGAAGGTACTGTAGCATAATATTATTATTTGTTTTTTTTAAAAGGGGTGCTATTTATTTAGCATCCTTTTTTGTTTTAAAACAATTTTGTATTTAAATTATTAATATATAAAAATAGTTTATGATAATTTTAAGAGAACAAGCTACAGCACAAACATTAACATTTATACCACGTGTATATAGTGCTACAACTATTGTTTTAAGAAACGAAACAACAAATGAAGAAACTACAATTTCTGCTACATTTGCTTTATCAAGTTATTATTTAACTACTACTACAATATTTGATTTAAAAGAAAATACCTTTTATAATTTAACAATTAAAAATGGTGCTAATATAGTTTATAAAGATATTATCTTTTGTACTAATCAGGCAAACGATACATATACAGTTAATCAAAATCAATATGTAGCAAACGTTACAAACAACGAATTTAAAATTTATGAGTAATATATCAATAGTAAATTTAAGTGCTTATACAAGCCCTGTAATTCAGGAAAATAAAAAGAATAGTTATATTGAATATGGAAGTGATAATAATTACTTTCAGTATTTAATTGATAGGTATTTATATTCTGCTACAAATGGTGCAATTATTACAGGTGTTGCAAATATGATTTATGGAAAAGGTTTAGATGCTTTAGATTCCAACAAAAAGCCAAATGAATATGCACAAATGAAATCTATTATTAAAGATTCAGATTTGCGTAAAATAGCTTTAGAACGTAAATTGTTAGGTATGGCTGCTATGCAAGTAGTAAAGCAAAAGAATTTAGTTAAACAGGTACTTCACTTTCCAATGCAAACTTTACGTGCTGAAAAATGTAACGATAAAGGACAAATTGAAGCTTGGTATTATCATCACGATTGGAGTAAAAAGAAGCCAAGTGAAGATGTAAAACGTATTCCTGCTTTTGGTTTTGGTAATGGTAATGAAGTAGAAATTTATGTTATCCAACCTTATGTATCAGGTTTTGATTATTATAGCCCAATAGACTATTCAGGTTCTTTACCTTATGCTTTATTAGAAGAAAAAATCGGTGATTATCAGATAAACGATGTTGAAAACGGATTTAGTGGTACAAAAGTTATTAATTTTAATAATGGTGTACCTTCTGAAGAAATGCGTGATAAAATGAAGCGTGATGTGATGAACAAATTAACAGGTGCAAGAGGTGAAAAAGTTATTATAGCTTTTAATGCTAATGCAGAATCTAAAACTACTGTTGAAGATTTACCATTAAACGATGCACCCGCACATTACGAATATTTATCTAAAGAATGTTTTGATAAATTAATTGTAGGTCATAGAGTTACTTCACCGATGTTATTAGGAATTAGAACGGGTGATGGTGGGCTTGGTAACAATGCAGATGAAATTAAAACTGCTACTTTATTATTTGATAATATAGTTATTAAACCATATCAGTTAGAAATAATCGATGCTATTGATGAAATATTAGCTGTTAATAGTATATCATTAAAATTATATTTTAAAACAATACAACCTTTAGAATTTGTTGATGTTTCAGGAATGAACAACGAAACAATGGAAGAAGAAACAGGTGTTAAAATGTCGGAACATACTTGTTTAAGTTCTAAAGAATTTACAGATGAAGAAGGCGATAATATGCTTAATTTATTAAATGGCGAATCTATTGATGAAGAATGGGAATTAGTAGATAAAAGAGAATATTCAGATTCAAATATTTCTATTGAAGAATGGGCAAATTCTAAAATAAAAAATAAAAAAAATTTATCACAAAAATTAGCTGATTTTATAAAATCAAAACCAAGTTCTGAAAGTTATTTAGATAAAAAAAATTATAAAGTACGCTATGAATATGCTGAAAAATATTCAAGTGGTAATTCACGTGATTTTTGTAAAAAAATGATGAAAAGAACTGCAAATGGTGTTGTTTATAGAAAAGAAGATATAGACCAAGCAAGTTTTCAAGGAGTAAATATTGAATTTGGTCATAATGGACAAAACTACTCACTTTTCAAATATAAAGGCGGAGTTAATTGTGGACACGTATGGAACGAAAATCTTTATAGATTAAAAACCAAAACAGATGGAACGCCTTATGTAGATAAAGCATTAAGTTCAAGTGAAGAGGTAGATTCTATTGCAGGTTACAATCCAAACCCAAGTGGATGGAATGAAGCACAAATAGCACCAATAGATATGCCAAATAGAGGACATCACCCAAATTATAAAGGATAATCTATGGCAAAAGCATTATTTATAACAACAAACGATTTAGTTAAACATACTATTATAAATGGTAATGTAGACCCTGATAGCTATACACAATATATTTTCCAAGCACAGCAAGTGCATATTCAAAATTATTTAGGTACAAAACTATATAATAAAATTAACGATGGAATTGTAGCAGGTAACTTAGCAAGTCCATATACAACGCTTTTAAGCGATTATATTAAAATGATGGTAGTACATTGGACTATGGTAGAATATTTGCCTTATGCATCTATTAAAATAAGCGAGAAAGGTGTATTTAAACATAATTCTGAAAATAGTACAGTAGTAGATAAAGCAGAAATAGATTATCTTATTGAAAAGGCACGTGATACAGCACAAAGCTATACAAATAGATTTATTGATTATATGACTTTTAACCAATCTTTATTTCCTGAATATAATTTAAATTCAAATTCAGATGTATATCCGGATAAAGATAGTGCGTTCGTTGGTTGGGTTTTATAGAAATATTATGAAAGAGAAAGAAACATACAAACCAAAAGAAACTAATGTAAAGAAATTAGAAATCTTTTTAAATAAATTGAAAAATGGCAAATGATATAAATTGGGGTGAAGGTGTAGATAATAATATTGGTTGGGGGCAAGGTTCAACAAATAATTCTATTAGTTGGGGTTCAAGTTATTCAGTATCTTATGCAGGTGAAACATTATTAGAAATAGAAAGTGTAACATCTTTAACTGTAGATTCAACATTATATAAAGCAGATTCAACATTAATTAAAGCAGACCAAACATTGATTTAATATGCCTAAAAAGAATATTGAAATAGGTAGAACGCCAAACGATGGAACGGGTGATAATTTAAAAATTGTTATTGCTAAAGTAAATGAAAATATAGATGATATTTACATTGAAAAGCAAGATACATTAGTTAGTGGTACAAATATAAAAACTATTAATGGTAGTTCTGTTTTAGGTAGTGGAAATTTAGTTGTTAGTGGTGGCAGTGGAAATGTTGTAGCTACTCACGTATTGGCTAAACCACGTTCAGGTTTTTATTATGGTACAGGTTTATATTTAAATACAAATGTTACAACAATGACAAATGGTGTTTTAATTTTATCTGCTTTTACACCTGCTTATAATTTAACAGTAAGCGAATTAGTTATGCAAGTTACAACATTATTAATTGGTGGTTTAATAAAGGTAGTAATTTATAGTGATTTAAACGGAGTGCCTAATACAAAATTATTTGAATCGGCTACGGCTTCAACAGATACAACAGGAAGTAAAACAATTACAGGTTTTTCATTTACTTTTAATGCAGGAACTACTTATTGGATTTCAATGATTTCAAATGGTGCTGTTGGGGTTAGAGTGTTAAATGCAGGAAGTTTTTATGTAGCACCAATAATAGCAAACTCAAGTACAACACAAACGTTTCAATCTTGGTTTATAGCTACTTCATTTGTTTCACCTGCTACCCT